ACCTGGTTGGAACTGCGGTCTTTGACGATTCCGCCGGGGAAAGTTGCGCCGGAAGCCCCCAAAGGGGCATATGATGACGCGGCGGTTGCTTGCGCTTTGGCGTTCCGTTGTTTGCGGGATGTTCCGGGGAGCTGGCGAACACAAGCGATACAGTCCAACCGTACCCGGATAGACGATTTGATCGCCAAAGCCCGCGCCCGTCGTATCCGTTCTTCCCGCCTGCCATTTTAGGGGCCTTCATGCTGGAACCTTCCGACATTCAGGACATTGTGACCCAACATGATGCGTATTGGGACCAACGGCGGGACCGTCTAAGGGAATACAGGCGGCTGTATATGACGCGATTTTGGCAAGCGGACGCGTTTCCCACAATGGACGGCATTTTGCGGACGGAAGTTCCAAAGGCGTATGCAGTCGTAGAAAGCTATCTGGGGAGTTTGTACGCAAAGAACCCGGCGGTACGCGTGGAACCCGATTTGCGGGACCGCGGAAACCCGCGCGTTGCGCAAGCAACGGCCAATCAGTACCTGTTGACGGTCCGGGAACAGATTGAAGACGCAACCCGCCTGGCGTTGATTTACCCCGCGGCGTTTGTGAAGTTGGCACCGGTCGAAAATGTGGACCCGTTGAAGCGGGTTTCATGCGCCGCCCTTCCCCCGTGGGAAGTCATTGTGGATGCAACCGCATGTTCATGGGACCAACAACGGCACGTGGGACACGTGTACCTTATGCCGCTTCCGGAAGCCGGGGAGCGGTACGGAAAGGAGCTGGAAGCCTTCCGGTCCCGCGAGTATGTCAAATGGATTGAAGCCACGGGCGTTGCCGGCGGAAACATGATGGTTGGCCGCCAGGTCAACGCAACCGGCGTGTCCGATACGGATAAGTGGGTCCGGATCGTGGAACTGTATGACTTGCAGGAAGACCGCCTGTTGGTATGGTCCCCGGACTATGACAACGGGCAAAGTTTCCTGTTTGAAGGCGTGCGGGTTCAGGTTGGCGCGTTGGACCCGGACGCGGACGCGGAAGCCCCAACGCCGGACGGGGAGCTGCAACACGAAACAACCGGAATCCCGTACAAGAGCGCAAGCGGAAGGCCGGTTGTTCCAATCATTCCGTTGTTCTTTTCGCGGGACCCGGACACGCCCTTGCGCGGCTACAGTCTGTTGTCCCGCTCGCTTGATCAGTTCCGGGAACTGAACATGCTGCGGACCTATCAAGCGCAAGGCGTGCGCCGTATGGCCCGCCAATGGATGGTTCGCGCGGGCTTCTTAGGGGAAGCGGAAGCCGCCAAAATATCGCAAGGGTTGGACGGCGAGTTTGTGGAAATTGACCTTCCGCCAGGTACGCCAATGGACGGGAATATTATTCCGGTCCCGCAATCCCCGATTCCGGCGGATGTTACTTTGTACGCCCAAACAGTTGATTCCGATATTCGGGATGCGGGGTTGTTGGCTCCTTTCACCCGTGGGGAAGTGACCAAATCCACGGCAACGGAACAAAACCTGTTGGCCGCGTATACTTCTTCCGAGCTGGGCCGAATGGCGCGTATCCGGGACGCGGTGATTACTTCCCTTGCGATGACTTACAATGTGATGTTGTCCGTCGTTTTGGGCGATGACGCGGAACCGCTTGCGCTCCCCAACCCCGTTGGTCCAACCATCCTTTCCGCGGACGATTTGACGGGGGACTTTGGATATTGGGCGGTTGACGCGGGAACAACCCCAATGTCCGACCTTGCGAAACAACAAAGCCTGGAACGCCTTGCGCCGGTCCTGGTTCAGTTGGGTGCGGACCCGCGCCAAATCCTTGAAGAAATGGTTCGTGTGTTCCAGCTTCCCGAAAACCTTGCGCAACCCGCGGAACCGCCGCCAGCTCCCCCAATGCCGGAAGGCGTACCGCCGGAAGGTCCACCAATGGAAGGGGATATTGTCCCCGAAGGAATCCCCAATGCCGATTGAATACGGAACCGCCGTCCCCACCGATGATATTCCCGCGGACCTGTTGGCCGCGGCGGAAGAATCGGATGCGATGATTGAAGATGAACTTGCGGGAATGATGAAGCCCTTTGACCGGCCCATTTCCCCCAAAGTGATGAACGCCCTGGCCAAAGCGATTGCAGCGGGCGCGGCAACAATGGGCTTTGAAGTCATCCCGGACCGATACACGGAACCCGTGTCCGAGCTGGAACCGTCCGTTGTCCGGATGTTGGGGATGCTGGCGGCGGCGGCGGAAGACTATGGAAAGCCGCTTCCAGTTGCCATTGACGCAATCGCAACGGAACAGGACTTGACCGCAATCACCGCGGCCTTGACTGAACTGGCGCGGGACAAGGACTTTGTTGCGTTCCTTGATGTTCCCGTTGAAGACGCGGACGCGGAAGGCGGCGTTGCCATTGGTATTGAAGTATCCCCGGAAGGCGGGGAAGACTTTGACTTTGCTTCCCGGATGCGTCCCGGTCGATAGGGGGACAAATGCCTTTCAAAAGTCTACGCGCCCGCCTTGCCAAAGCCTTTGGTTTTGGCGGCAAGCCGCGGACCGTCATTCCAAGTTCCCGCGGCGCGCAATATGTTGCGCGGTTTGGCGGGGACCCTATGAAGGAGCTGGAACAGGCTATCAAGAACAAACAGCCTGTTTCATTCTTCTACAATGACAAATGGCAACCGGAAGGCGTGCAAGGGAAATACGGTCAACGCGTGGGGAATCCGCACGCGGTCTGGAAAGGCGCAAACGGGACAACATATCTGCATTTGTATGTGGACCCGCAATCCGCGTCCGCAACCGGGGACCTTCCCGGTTGGCGTACCTTCATCGTTTCTCGGATTCAGAATGTTTCCGTTCTGGAACTCGGAACCAAACTGTTTGGGAAACCGATTCAGTTTGTAACCGCGCCCGGATGGAATCCCGCATGGTATCCCCAGGTGGGGACACCAATCTACACAATCAAATAGCAAAGGAAGTCCCCGTGACCACTCCGGAAGCAAGCCTGCAAACGCCCGCCAACAGTCCTTCCAATCACACCACGCTTGCGGAATCCGTCCTTGCGGAAGCAACCGCGGCGCACGCGCCGGAAGCCGCGCAAGCCCCGGAAACGCCCGCGCCGGAACCGGAAGTTGAACCGTCCATGTTGACGGCCCTTACGGAAGAAGAAGCGGATTTGGTGGAATATGAAACCACGGACGCGGACGGGAAGAAGCGGACCCGCAAGTTGTCCTGGGAAGACGCAATCAAACGGGCGGACCCGGAGATTGCGGCCCTTATGCGCGGGATGCAAAAGGACTATACAAAGAAGCGGCAAGCGGACGCGGAGAAACACCGGGATTGGATGCGGGAACGGGAAGTTCTGTCCAACGCCGCGGACCGTTTGGCGGAGCTGCAAAGCCAACAGGCGGACTTGCCTTACGATCCGTTCGACCCCAAAAGCGTCAACGCCATGATTGAAGCGACTGTTGCGGCCCGATTGCGGGAAGTCCTTGAGCCTATGCAACAGGAATATCAGACAATGCAGGCGGAAGACAGCTACAAAGCGTTTCTTGCCGCAAACCCGGACTTCCAAACGGACACGGGCTTGCGTTCGGAAGTTCAACATTTGCTGGAAGGGAACCCGGCGTTGGACCTGGAAACGGCCTATGCCGCTGCAAAGGGGAAGAAGCTGATGAAGGAAGCGGAAGCCGCCAAAGCCCGCAAAGCCGCGGACCGCAAGGCGCGGAAGGAAGCGGCATTGACCGGGACCGCCGCCGCCAGGCGTTCAACGCAACCCGGAAGGCCCGGACGCGGCAACATGCGGAAAATGTCCAACGCGGATATTTTGGAAATGGCCCGGTCAATGCACCGAAACCGTTAGACGCGCATTTTCCCGCGTGGTAGCCTATGGCAACGCGTGGGCTACCCGTTTCCGGAGCCTATGGCATAGCGGAACCCGTAAGGACACGCCGCAAACCGTAGCAATCCACAAAACAACCTTCATGGATGGAACGCCCAATGCCCCCCAGTTCTATTCTGTCAACCACTCTCCAGCTCCTCCGAGACAAGCTGGTTGACAACTCTTTCCTTGCCCATCCGCTTATTTCCGCGATTGAAAGCCACGGGAACCTTGTCAAAGTTTCCGGCGGCTCCCGCGTGGAACAGGCGGTGATTTTCGGTGAACATAGTTCAATCACCGGCCTTTCCAACGGCTTTGAACCCGTGAACATGGCGGTCACGGACCCGTTTTATCAAGCCAAGTTTGAATATTCGAACTGGACCGCGCCTATTGTCCTTTCCGCCGTGGAAAAGGCCGCAAACAAGGGTGATCTTGCGGTTATCAACATTCTTGAAAGCAAAGTCAAGAATGTGATGTTGTCCATGAAAAAGGAGTTTTCCAAGCAAGTCATCCGCGGGGATTCTTCCACAATCACGGACCTGCAAACCCTGAACGGCAACGGCATTTCTTCCGGCGGCGTGGATATTACCGCGCCGGATACAACCGGTTGGCTTGAAGCCCGCGCCCGTGCTTCGCAGCTCAACACGGTTGGAACGCTGTCCAAAGCCACTTTCCAGGGCAAGAACTGGTTCAACCAGTATGTGGACGCGGGCGGAACGCTTGCGCTTGCCAATCTGGATGAACTGTTCATTCAGTCGCAAATCTACAACCCCGCGGGAAGCACTCCGGACATTATGCTTATGTCCCCCAACGCTTACGCGGCGTTCCTTGCGCTGATGGACGCGCGGATTCAGTATGTTTCGGTTTCCGACCGGGACGGACTGAATAGTGAAATGGTCCCGACCTACCGCGGCGCGAAAATCTACGTGGAACCCAACTTGGGCTACAATGTCCATTCCACCGTTTCCGCCGGACGGGAACCCGTTTCCGCCTATCTACTGAGTTCCGATCAGTTCCAACTGTATGTTGACACGGACGGCTTCTTCAACATGGGCGAAATGGAACGCGTCCCCGGAACCGCAACGGAAGCCGCTATGGTGTTCTGCCGTATGCAGCTTGTTTCCGGCCACTTGGCTTCCCATTCCATTCTTCTTGACGCGGAGAGCTGATACAATGGCAACTTCTACTCTTGTGCAGCTCCTTGCAAGCGGTGAAGCTGGCGACACTTCCAACCGCCGCCAGGTGGAAACCTTCCTTGCGTCCGGCGCAATCACCGCCGGGGATGTTGTCGCGCTTGATGACGGCAAAACCGGCGCGGACCGTGCGCTGTATGTCGAACAAGCCGCCATTGTGGGAACCGGGAACGGCCTTGCAGTTGGCGTAGCCCTGAATACCGCCGCCGCGGATGAACAGGTGCGCGTCATCGTTGCAGGGTACGCGGAAAACGTGTCTTGCGCCGCGGGCGTTGCTTCCGGTGCCGTTGTGAACGCCGCCGGGACCGCCGCCGGTCAAGTGGAAGCCGCCGCCGCAACGGA